CCCCTCCTCGCTCTGTCCTCCCCCGTCATCCTAAACAATCTTAACCTAAGAACTATTAACATTAAAGATATTAACTATTACTAACCGCTTGCAAAGTTAAGTTATCAGACCTGCTTTGCAAAGGACCGACTTAGAAGGTGTGTTCCAAGCGTGTCAGGCGCAACACAAGAGAGCATTAAGGTCCAACCAACCGAGGACAGCTCTGTAGCGACAAAAGGAATCATCTCCGCTTTATCGAGTTCACCACGAGATATCCAAGCGAGTTCGCCTTCTTCAGCATCGGCAATCATCCAAGCGTGAATCTTAGAGAGCAGGCGAAGTGTAGAGTCGGAGGAAAGCATATACTCAGCAGCGTCAGCACGGTTCGGCATTTTATTTGCCACCGTGATAGCGATGCGCTGGATAATCTGATAAGAGTTGCGTCCATCCGCTGACATATTTAGTTCGCCATAATCCACAAATAGGAAAGAACCTACCAGTTTATCGATGCGCTGCTTCAATTCTTCGAATGACTGACCATAGACATAGTTAGCTATCTCAGGAAGTCGCGACACATTAGGAAGTTTATCAAGAGACTCCGCAAGGTCATTATAACCAGGGAAGTCACTCGCACCATTGGTAAGTATAGCACGAACACCCTCTTTTGACGGGTATTGTGCGAAATAGAGAAACTGATCTTTAATCATAATATCTTATCGATTACAGAGATAGGCAGTCCTACCTCTTCACTGATTTTTAATTTATCCCATCCAAAACCCTTCATATCCTTGACTGCGTCGATAGTCTTCTTGCGCAGCACCTTCAGATAAGTAAGTACGTTCATCTGTTCTATCTGTTTTGCATTACCAAGTCCCTCCTTGGAGAGGTCGTAGAGCGCATCAGAGGCATCAGTGGTGATAGGCTGCTTGGGTTTATGAGCGAACTTAGACAGCAGAGAGAATGAAGTTTTACTAAACAGATAGTTGTTAAATGCTTGAAAATTAAACGATATAGCCGTGAGCGTTTCGAGTGGAAGTTTAGCGAAATCGTTAGCCAACTCGTGCGCACGCTCAGAATTGTACTCTTTCTCTGGATAATAGAGAATGGCAGCGAGCAAAGGCAACGACTCCTCGCCTCGTTCGATAAGCCCCTGCGCCTCGACATACTGAAGTGCAGTAAGTGAGCAGGTGAGCGTACCGAAACTCGTCTCAATTCGATAACTAGGATAAGAACACTCGCCAATCTGAACAGAAGGAACAAGTTGTGCACAGAAACAGAGGTCGATTACGTACTGATAGTCGAGACGACGCAGCACACGTGCAAGTGGAATATTCAAGCGATAAGGATCAATACGACGGCATAACTCGTAAGTATCCTCGTCTACATCATCCAAGACACTATTGTTATCAGGGTAGTTTATCTGAAACATAAACGTAAGTTGTTCAGAGATTGCGACGAGGTTCGCTATCTGTTCCTCTGAATGGAACTTGCGTTTGTTCCAGCCCATGATATCGCATAACCAGTTAATCCGAACCTCTCCTGCGGACAACTCGCCTGCTGCCATACGAAGGAAGTCGCCTACAAGGCGGATATATTGGCGGTCATTCATCGCATTCCAACGGTTAGGAATGCGATGTATTTCACCTTTATATACAAGTTCAATATCCCTCATTATGGCAACATTATAATATTATCATCAGGGTGATTGTACGCTGAATTAGAGCAGAAATCAGAAACAGACTCAGAG